GGGAAACACCTGGAATACCCAAATCGCCATCGGGTCATCCATGCCGATGTCCCAGGCAGTATGGATGGGGAAGCTCGTGTCGATATCGACGACGCCGATGCGGCCTTCCCGTTCGGCCGCCGCGATCTCCTTGCCCCAATAGGCCCCCAGTACGGCGGCTTCGAATGAGCAGAAATACTCCTGCTCGATCAGCGCATCGCCGGCTTCATCCCCGAAGATGCCGCGGTATTCGCGCCGCTGCTCCTCGATCTTATCGAGCGCGATCAGGCCGGTGTCATTGATCGTCAGAATCTGGTGATGCCATCCGCGCTCGCGCCGCGCCGTGGTGAGCGTCGAATAAGCGTGATTGCGCCCGCGCGAGGTAGTGATGAATACGGCCCACCCGTTGTTCTCCGCGAGAATAGGCGCGAGATAGGCCCAAGCCTGCGGATTGGCGAGCGCCCATTCCGAGAAGACAATGCCGGCGGGCGGCGAGCCAACCGCGGCGTCGAAGCGATCAGAACCGACAACCTGCCAGGTCGCCCCGCTCTTGAACCGAATGAACATCTCCTGCTCATTCGTGTTGGCCCGCAATTCCTTCGGGAACGCCTCGTCAATGCGGCGCTTGCCCGTGGCCGGATTGACCGCCGCCCAGATAGCCTTGCGGCCCTGGCTGTACTCCGGCAGCATGTGCCAATAGGTCGCCGGGCGCTCGTGAGCGGCTACCGCCGCCCAATGCAGGCAGACCTCATCCTTGCCGGCGCGGCGGTGCCAAATCTCGATTGCCCGCTTGCCGCCGTTCTCCAGGTAGGACCATAGCCCCATCTGGTGGGGGCGAGGCTGCCAGCCGTTATGTGGAAGACGAATCTTTGTCGGGGTCAGCAAATCTTACGATCTCGATCACAAGAGCAGTGCCGTCGCTGCCTGTTACTTCGGACTTATTAGGCACCAGCGCGTCAGGCGTCATCTTGGCCAGCAGGTTGAGCGCGGCAATCTTGTCGCTTGCCCGAACCTCATCCTCGGGGATGTCAACGCCTGCGATCTCAGCGGCCTTGCGCTTGATCCAAGCGACGCCGATGGTCGCAAGCTCGGCTTCCTTGGCCTGAATTTCAAGCACGCGCGCCCTGATGTCGGCACGTTGCGCCCGCTTGCGGGCATTCGGGGCGAACGAAGTTCCATCTTTGTAGCCGGCTTCGCGGGACGCCTCCACGGGCGTCTTCATTGCCGCCAGAGCTTGCGCTACCCGCTCACGCCGGGGGTCGCGAATAGGCGCCACCAGCTCGATTCCTTTTTTTGATTCCGGAATAGTCCGAATGGACTCACTTGGGACTCACTTATGGTGAGAAAAAGGACCGCCTGCGGAGAGGCGGCCCAAGTCTAGGGAGGAAACGAGACGATCCGGGGAGGACCGCTCACCCTATGGGTAAAGAAAAAGCCCGGCGGGACCGAAGTCGAGCCGGGCTTCTCTCTTTCGTGACCGCGACTTCAACGCTCAGGAGGCCTGTTCACCGCTAGGTCTAGTCGCTCGCTTCGATCGGCTAAGATAAAGCGGGTTTCAGAACCGCGGTGTCCTATCACGAAACTGGTATCAAACGCGCGGCGCACCATCGTTGCTAAGCAGCAGACAAATGGTCGGGTTTGACGCGCGGGATTTTGACGTGGCGACCGAGAAGATATGCAACTAGTCCCACATATCGTTCGTCGTCGTCAAGTGCATCGATGGTGGCGAGGAAGTCGGCGAACGGTCCGACCTTGATTTTGACCTCATCGCCGAGTTTGAAGCCATGCCTATTCTTTGGCTCAAACATTTGTAAATTAAGTGCTTTTGCCGTTTCGATCACCGCCGTCATTTCGTCAGGAGTGATGGTGGCGTACCGGCCGCGCTCAAGAGCGAGGAGGCTGTTGGTAACCTGAACTCCCGGTGCCGTTTCGAGTCGATACCAGTCGCGATTCGCGCCGAGTTGGACGAACAGATAGCGTGGAAACATCGGCCGAAAGTAATTGGTTTCCTTGCCGTACTGCATCCGTCGCCTCGGGATGACCGGATAGTAGACCCGATAGCGCAGTCGCTGGAGATGGGCGCTGGCGGTCTTTTCATGGTTCGGTTGCGCGAGTGCTATATGCCAGTCCATCGGTCAGCCTACTTGTTTTTGGATGAATTGATCGTCCTCGGGGGTCAGGAGGGTGGGGTCGGGGGGGCCGGTGGCGACCGGAAACAGCGTTTCGAAATACCAACCGCGATCGGTGCGCCCGTTGATTTCGATGGTCCCGTGGAGGTCGGACGGATGGCCGTGTGCAACCCAGGCGTTCCATGGCTTCGAACCGCGAATGACGGGAATGCGCTGGGGCCGTCTCGCTTCGTCGGCAGCCTGCTGCTGTTCGGCCTCGCGCCTGCGCTTGTCGAAGCGCACCGGGACGGCTGGCGCGGCGGGCGGCGCGGGCGCCTCGCGCGCTGATGGTTCTACTGCTGACGGTTCAAGCGTATTATACGGGGTGACTCCTATGTCACTTTGACCGGGTGACTCCGTTGTACTTTCCGTCTCCGTGTCACGTGACACCGTGTCACTTTGCTGATCGGAGTCACATGACACGGTGTCACTTTGGTCGTCGTCTTCGTCCTCGAAGAACTGCCATGAGGAAGCCGTCCGGTCGAAACGAATCCAATAGTTATTGGAACGCTGTTTGCCGCTGCCCCCTCTTACCCGTTTCACGTCGATAAAGCCGTTGCGCTCTAAAGCTGCAATCAACCGGTATACTGATCTCACATTGCAGGAGGATTCACGGGCGATAGTCTCGCTGGACGGCCAGCAATGGCCCGAGGTGTGATCGGCGTGGTTGGCAAGTGAGATCAGCACAAGCTTCGCGCCATGCGCGCTCGTTTGACGCCCTTTCGGGGTCGTGTAGGAGAAGTCCTGTTCGAGGGCCCAGGCAACAGCTTGGATTGACATATCGATGCTTCAGTTTCGAAGTGGCCGGGAAACTGTTCGAGAAGGTTCCGCGCGGCGTTAGTTCACACGCCGCACATACCTTCACATTCGTTCAGGAAGAGATTGAGCTGGCCGCGATCCTCAGACGTTGAAAGATCGACTTGGTCGAGCGGCTTTAGCGACCGATGCAGGAAAAGATCGCTGCGGGTCGAGCCGAAGCCCTTGCGGATCATCTTGTCTACTTGCACCGCATCAGCCCATTCTTCTGGCGTCTCGCGAACCTGCCGCCATTGCTCATCGGAATGATACGGGCAGCCGATGCAAGACGACTTTGGCGGCTGCGGATACCCGTTCCGCTCCATCCAAAGTAGGCAATCGCTGCGGCTGAGACGCTTTTCGATAAGCGGCCAGCGGCGCTCAATCCATGCTAGGGGGGCCGGTTTGACCCGGTAGATTTCGTCGGTCGAAATTCCCATCCATATTTCGACGAGCGGTTGTTTTGGTTGGCGCTGCCGCGGCTTGATGCCGAGTTTTTCCTTGAGGCGCAGTTCAATGGGTTCAATCTTGTAATGGCCCGTGCATTGCCGGCGCAACGGCGCTGCGATGCCATCTTTCCCGGCCACGAAAAAAGGGGCTGTCGCCGCGCGACCCCGGCCCCGGATGCTCTCCCCGGCGACGAGCTTGTCGATGTCCTGTCGGATATTTCCTTGCGACACTACCTCGACCGGGAACGGCAGAACATTTCCCGACAGCAGCCAACGCAGATGCTCATAGACGCGCTGTGGCTCCCAGCCAGTATCCGCGAAGATCGCGCAATCGGGCATGGGCGTGATTTCGCCATGCGCCGCCATCAGCGCCATTGTGGTGCTTTGGACGCCGGCCCCGAGGCTGATGACGCGAAGCTTAATCATGCCGCCCTTCTCTGTTCAGTGAGGGTTCCGCGCCGTGCCGTCACCCACAACCGCCGTCCCCGTCCGCCCGGGGCTAGCCTACCGGCCCTTCATTGGGATTGGAGACTTCTGGTGTCTCCGCTCCCTCCAGGCTTTCGCTTGGGATGTCATCTCGCTCTCGCCGGCTGATAGGCGAGTCTCTTGTGATATCCGCAGTAGGGCAGACCCTCGTGAGGCTTGCTGCCACAGAAGAAGAAGTCGGGCTTTCCTGGAACTCCGATAGGCCAGCGGCAGGTGGTCGAGGTCAGATCGAGGATCCCGCAGCGGGTGGATACCTCGAGAATCGCGGGTGGGCTTTCGATGAAATGAACCGGAGCGGTGGCGCGTCTCAGCGCAGCAAGGGCCGCGTTGGCGTGGATGGTGGGGCGCGGCTTGGGCTTGCGGGGCGTGGGCGCCGGGGACGCCGCGCGGGCGGCGAGGCCCAGCCGATGCGCTTTCCCGATCACGGAATTGCGGCTGATGCCGAGTTCGGCGGCGATCCGAGTTCCGGTCGCGCCTTC